CGTTGCTGGAGAGGAATATCACAAACACTCACTGTTGAGGGTGATTGTGGCGCTATAATGTTAGTGTTTTCTCCTTTAGGTCCAGTTATAGTTGGCATACATGCTTTAGGAAACGCTAGTTCCCATGTTATTAGTATGCCTATAACCAAGGATATGTACAACAATGCTAGAAAGCATTTTGGTATATTTAACATACAATCTGGTTCACCAAATATGGACGGAGAATATGCTGATAAGTATATCTTGGGTCCTTTAAATGTTAAATCACCAATTAGATACATTGAGCACGGATGTGCTGATGTGTATGGATCCTTTATTGGTCATCGTTCTAATGCTAGATCTAGTGTTAGTCGTACTGTCATAGCTGATAGTGCTTCTAAATTTGGTTATGAGCAAAAGTGCAGTGCACCAGTTATGCGAGGATGGTTACCATGGCGACGATCTCTATTAGATATGGTTAACATACCTAATACATTTCGGACTGATATTTTAGACAATTGTGTAAAAGAATTCACCAATGACATATTAACAAGACTTACAGCAGAACAATTATCTGAGGTTCAAGTATATGATACTTTTACATCTATAAATGGAGCTGCTGGTGTTAGTTATGTTGATAAGATAAATCGTAATACCAGCATGGGATTTCCTTGGAATAAATCCAAGAAACATTTTATGCATAATGTTCCCCCTAGGGGTGAGCTTATGGATCCTGTTGGATTTGATGATGATGTCATGAATCGTGTCCAAAAGTGTATAGATTTGTATCATAACGAAACCAGATATATGCCAATATTTCAAGCACATCTTAAAGATGAACCAACTTCCTATCAAAAGATAGACATGGGTAAAACTCGTGTATTTGGCGGTGCTCCAGTAGATTGGTCTATAGTCGTTAGAATGTATCTTCTTTCCGTTATAAGATTGATCCAGAATAATAGATTTATATTTGAATCTGCACCTGGCACAATAGCCCATCCTGTGAATGGGGTGAAATACATTCGTATCTCACACAATTTGGTCGTGATCGGATTATTGGAGGCGATTATAAA